CCGTGAGGCCTAACTCACATTGTCACCCATACATATCGTTAAGTGGTAGTGTGATCGGCTGGAAGGATCCCAAGCGCGCCATCGATTCATTAAATTGAATGATCAAGCAAACGCATTCCCGAAGGGGAGTGCGCCGCTCCAGCTATTGTGGTGAATATTCCACAATGCACAAGCAATTCTTTGTTGCATGAGTGTCGCAACTCGTGAACGAGTATTGGCCTTGCACGCCGGTACAGTTAACATACAAAGCCTTGTGCATACTTAACCAACAAAAATAATTGCAAGATATATATCTAACAACTACTTTGCGGCTAAGAAGGTAGCTCTATCCGGATGGATTACTCTTGGTGAGTTTTCCAAATGGTCTAGAGTTGCTACTTGGGCATGTATGGCTAGTGGTTACGATAAAGAATTCAAACTAATTATAAAACGTATCACAAAACTAGTGAATAGTAATGGATACAACTTTACCTTCAAGTACTTGAAAGAGTGCTTGAGGTTAGTAGTTTTATATTTAGCTGGAACTCCCTCGACTATCAAAGGCAGAAATGCCTGCGGAGTAAGGGTGAACCAGTATGGTTTGCCTGTTATCATTCCATCGCCACTCAGAAAGATCTTAGATCTGACTGAGGGGAATAGAGCGAATGTACGAGCTGTTTTAACGACTCTCTCCATATTCAGGACTTTCCCTACTAAGGTGAAACCAGATTTAGCTTCTATTATAGAGCCATTTCATGGAATTACCCGTACTCTCGATGGAATCGAGAGGGTAGCGAAATCCTTTGTAGGAGGGGGAGTTAAGCTGCGACCGATTCGCGGATTCATTTCTGAGTCTGCGGGTCCTATCACTAAGCGAGCGACGTTTGGCGCTCCTATTGATGCTTTTGCATTACTAGGATATCCAACTGTTGCTATGAGAGTCATACAAGTCCTAATTACCTCCAAAGGAGGGTTTGGATATGCATGTTCTCTTCTTTCGCTATGGCTTCTCTATATAATCCCGTTCATACTTCAAAAAGTATTGTTCGGCACACGAAGTCTTCCTCCTATAGGGCGGCTATCAGTTGTCTACGACCAAGCCGGTAAGGCTCGGATTGTAGCAATGTGTAATTGGTGGATCCAGCTATCGTTACTGCCTCTTCATAAGTCAATATTTGACTTCTTGAAGACAATTCCGATGGATGGAACCTTTAACCAAGAACTTCCGTTAAAACGGATGATGGCTGCTCCTACTGGAGAGAAGTTCTCATGCTTTGATTTAAGTTCGGCCACTGACAGATTACCTTTGCAGCTGCAGGTACAAATCCTAAATTCCATTGGAATGAACGGATCGGTTTGGCAGGAATTACTCTCATTCCCCTACTTTTATAAGGGAGAACCAGTAACATACTCTGTAGGGCAACCTATGGGTGCTTACTCTTCATGGGCAATGCTAGCTCTGACGCATCATTTGATCGTCCAGTTTGCAGCTGACCGTGTTGGGCTTAAGAATTTTACTTCTTATGCTGTGCTTGGCGACGACATTGTCATTAACAATGATATTGTTGCCGCTGAGTATCTCTCTATTATGAAATCTTTGGGCGTGGGTATTAATATGTCTAAATCCATCGTTTCTGATCGATTTGCTGAGTTTGCTAAACGTTTGGTTTCACCAACGTTTGACATCTCGCCAATTGGACCAGGTAACCTTTTACAGGCTACGCGACGGAAAGACATGTTAGGTTCCCTCCTAATCGAATTGTACACTAAGACTGTGATACGTAATTTCGACAATGGTTTGATGCCGCTGGTTCAGACGCTTCCGAAGGGGTTAACCCCCGGAGGTGCGTTCCGAAACCAAGCGGTATTATGGACTTATTGGATGCTGAGTTCAACTTTGATGTCCGCACACCCAGTGACCGAATTCTCGGATACTGGAAATACTTGCGAACGATTGAACGATCCAATTATTGTTGAGAAAAACTTCTCTGAAGAGTTCCTTTCGGTTCTTCGGATGAAGACTGTGCGTGAGCTTTACGAAGCCTACCCACGAGCCAAAGCTGAGGAGAAACTGTTGTTCAAACAAGTTCTCACTGAACTTCGGGCCAGTAAAGGTGTCCATCGGGTTTATCAAACCCTTGGCATCGTGCTCAGCCCAGTTTTGTATTTGTATTGGCTATCACTCATAAGGGTGTCGGAATCTATTCGACAAACTATCGTTGATGTGGTACCGTATCCAGAACGTGGATCGGTCGCTTCCTTTATACGCGAGTATACTCCTATGCTTATTGAGCTTAGGCAGTCTAAACGTCGTACTAGAGAGCAAGCTAAGTACATTAAAGCTTTCACTAAGGAATATTTAGAGTTATTAGTGCGAACTCGTTCGCGCTACTAAATCTTGATTCTTTAGGATGGCTGGTAACATACAGGTCAAGTTTTCTTAACTAGACCACTTGCTGTTTTCCTCTTTGTATCGACGGTGAGTTGGCTGAGATAGTGCCAAACGCCTGAGATCACTCCTCGAAAGGGAGGCAGAGAAGGACATGCGCAAGGAAACGTGTAATCACGTAGGTTGGAAATAGTTCCTTCTTTTTAGGAGCGGGGACCAACTTGTCACG